ACTAAAGTTTTGATTGTTTTCACCTACTAATACTAAAACACCACCTGCATTTACAAAGTTTTGATATCTAGTTTTACCATTACTACCTATACTGTTGTTATATTTCATATCCCATACTACATCATAACTACTAATTAAATTGTCATCAACTGTACCTGTTGTAGATAAGGTAACTGTATAACCATCTGCTTCTAATTGTGTTTTGACATTTGTATGTGCGTCTGCATAATTAGAGTGATAGATTAATGCTGTCTTACTCGCAAATGCTGTTGATGAAATCAATAGTATAAAACATACTAAAAATGCCAGTAATAAATTTTCTTTAATTAATCTGATTAATGGTAATCGCATTATCTTGCCCTCCTAATTCAAAGTCGTATTGTTCAAATTCACTTTGTACTATATTTAAAATATAACCATACTCTTTGTCTAATCTTAATTCTATGTATGCACCACTAGCGTCTTCTCTTATCCATACCCATTGTGGGTCTTCATCTAGTATAATGACACCTGTTTCTTTATTTCTACCTAATATAATACCATCAACTGATTTTTGTTTATCAAATTCTGACCGCATTGCTTTTGCTAATTCTTTATTAATCTGTGCTAAAATATCTCCTAAGAAATTTTGTTCTAAAAAATCTATTTCTAAACCTGTTACAAATTGACTTTCATCTTCTTCAAGGTAATCTACCTCTAAATCATCAAATTGTAAGAAGTCTATATCTAATGCGTCTGCAACTTCATTTAGTCCTTCCGTGTCTTGCATTTGTTCTATCTCTGCCGGTTTAGATATTATTAATAAATTGTTAATCATATCTTCGTCTAAATCTAATTTAACAGGCGTCAATGGTCTACTTGCAACTGTATCAACTACTGTTGCTTGAAACGCCTGATTAAGTATAACTTGGCCAGCGTCACTTTCTACACTAATCTCACCTACAAAACAATTACCATTTGTATCACAACTTGGTAATAAAATAATTGTAGATGAACCTATCTCGTCTATAGTCATTGTAAAATCTGTACCACGAACACCAATCGTTGCCGTAGGTGTTGTTATCTTTACATTCTGTTTTGAATTTTTGGCAATCTGACCTGAGGCATATTTGATTGTGCCTAGTTTTGCCTTTAATGATAGTTTACCTGTTTTAGTATTAGGGTCGTAAACAAATTCATCTATAATAAGTTTACTATGTTCAGTTACATCAACTCTAGTTAGGTCTATAAATTCTATACCAACTTTACCATTACCTGTTTTAACTGTATCGTATGAAAATATATCTGTTTCTTTTTCTAGGACAATTTCTTTGTCGCCATCTTTTCTATCTACAACACCATTACCTTTTATTTGTGTTACTTCTCCTATGCTAGCCAAACTATGACCAGCATAGAAGATGATAAGAAATATTAGAAACCATTGAGGCATTTATTAGTCCCTCTGGATAATATCTATATTATGATTGTCTCCAGAAGTTGTTAGTGTAATCATATTATCATAGATACCTGATTGAGTGATATCTACATCAGCAATTGAACCTGTATGAGTGTGTATGTAGGTATGACCTGCACTATCACCATCTCCGTCTATATCTACCAAGTAGTTATTTGTGTCACCGTTTACTGATAAAGTAAAGATAACACTAGTACCATCTATTGTACCAGCGATTACATTACTATCACTACCTGACGCACCTGTTATTGAAACATTGGCACCTGTAGCGTCTGCTGTTTCACCAACATCAATGTCTAGGTCATTTGAAGAACCTACCCAAACAATTGAAGCAGTTACAGAGGCACATGAACTAACTGTTCCGCCACTATCACAATTAAAGTCAATGTCGTTACTATTACCAGTTGTACTAAATGTACCTGTGTAACTTGCACCATTGATATCAAAGGTTAATATGTTACTATTACCAATTTGGTCAATGTTAAAGTTAGATGTAGCACCTGTTACTGTTGAAGCAGTTGTACTGTTACCTATTGTGTTGTTTTGTCCATCTTGTAATACATCTAAAGTCAATGTAGCTCCAGATTGTGTTACATATATGTCGTTTGCCATTACTGGCATTGTTAACATCATCAAAAACATAACTATTTTAGTTACTGTTTTCATGTATTTTTATCTCCTTTACACCTTGCATTTTCCATAATTTTTCGTTTACACCTTCATAAATCATTTGCAAGATTGCATATTCTATTGCTGTTCTTATAGCATAACTAACTGGTTCGTTCACGGCAGAACCTTGTTCTAGTTCAAGCGCTTTCGTACCCATATCTAAAAATCTAAACACATCACCACCTTTACTATAAGAGGCAATGGTTTTTGTTGCATTTACAGTTAACAAAATTTCTCCTGTTTGTACTGCAACTAATCTTAAAGAAACTGTTACTTGGTCTGTACGGTACATTTCATTAATGCCAATACCAAAATATCTTGCACCTACACCACCAGATTGTGTGTTAGTATCATAACCTACTATGCCACCCTCTACAATAAGACCGGCAAATAACATAGGTTTTAATTGATTTTTAACATCACTTTCGCCATCATATAATTCTCTAGTAGACCTAATTAATTGTCTTTCTTTGACTAGATTATTTAGACCTTTTCGTTCTACAACTTTAAACCAATCGCCGTCACTTACTTGTTTTAATGCATTTATAACCCATACATCAGGACCTTGTGTAACTGCCGTTGACAGTTGCGAAAACTTTGTGCTTGGTTTTCTTTGACCAGTTTGGTCACTAAACTCATAAACTGCAATAGTTATCTGAGGTTGATTATCTAATTTAGGTATCTCTTTTAATAATTGTATAGTAGTTGTACCTTGTATGTATGGTGCTTTATATTCGCCATTCTTATAAGCACTATTTGTACTAGCACAACCAGTCAACAAACAAACCACTCCCAATACTTTTAATATCTCTAACATACCCATATAATCCTAAAATTTAAAATCACCTAAAGGAACGGACATTGTTGTAACGTTGCCATTAGGGTCAGTAATTGTTAATGTAATTATTTCTGTTGAAGCGTCTTTTACCCAAGCAATTTGTGAACCTTCAACTGTTGCTGTACCACTTGTAGGACAAGTACCAGAACATTCAGTACCAAACATGTTATCAACTAACTGTTTAGATAGATTGGCATAAATTCTACTTTCTACGTTTTTAATAAACTTATTAATTGTAGTATTATTTTCTGCTCTTGCTGCCGCTGCTGCCGCTGACTTAGCGTCATCAGCTACACCTTTTTTTCTGTTTGCTTGTAATTGTTCTACGGAAAGTACATGAGAACTATACCCATTGCCGCTAAACGCAGGATTTTTAAACTCATGCACGATTTCTGATGATGTACTAGTGGAAGTCAAAACAGTACATAAAAATATAACCCCTAGTACACGTTTAAGTGTACTTTTCATGCTTATATTTATAATAATTGAGTGATGAATACTAGCAATATTGCTATGGCAAACAATGTTAATAATGCAAGGGCGCCTTGAAATAATCCGTTAAGGTAACTAATCTGGTTTTTTACGTCTGTTATTTTCTTCATTTTCTCTCATTTCTAATACTGTATTAAGTTTTGACCTTAAACGTATTAAGTCATTGTCTAGCATTCTAATACGGTCTATTAGTGCTATAGTGGTAATCTGTGCCTTGTCTAATTTCTCTATGATATTACCCGTCACAAAGTTGTAAATAAAAAATATAAACCAACCCATGGCAATGGCAGCTACAGAGGCAAATCCATATCTATTTAATATATCTATAATTGGTGATGTTATTTCTACTTCAACCATCAATCTTTCCTTGCGTCTTCTTTGCCATCTGACCTAGATACTCTATCTAAATCTGGTCGTAAATTTAAAGCACTACTAATTAATATGTCTAATTTAATCATGTCGTGGTTCATTGTTTTAATTCTATTGTCTAATGCTGAGATTAACATTGTGATTGTGGCAACTTGACCTACAACACCTGCTAATATGTATTTAAGAATAATGTATATAAACACACCCATTACCATTGCACCAGCAACTGGTAAACCAAATTGTGTTAGTATGTCTAAAAATATATCCATTATAATTTAATCTTTTCTATATCAGCGTTACCCATATCACCTCTAACCCATACATTGAAGGCAAGTGAATATCTATCTTCTATAGAATTATTTATCTGAGTAAAATGTCTTGTCTGAGACGGAAACAATATCAACATATTCTCTTTAACTTCTATCTTATATTCTGATGTGTTTCTCTCATTAATTACTTTAGTCTCAAAGTTAAACATATCACTTAAAAAATTATTATGATTAGTAGGTTTAGGAAAACAAATATCACCACCACTCTCTGGCATTTTTAGATAGTAACAACCACTAATAACTGAATTAGCATGAAAGTGTGAGTGTGCCTTATCACCTGTTACATGTTTGTTTACCCAACTTGTAGTGATGTAAAATTTGTGTCTGTAAGATATACCTAATACTTCATAAGCATAGTATTCTATGTGTTTTTCTATTGCTTTTCTTGTTTCTGGTAATAGTGTTAAAATTCGTTTGTACTTTGTCATATACCCATTGTCACTAGGCATACGCTCATAATCCATTTCCCTCATTGTAGTAAATTCGTTTTCATTTACAGGTATCTCATTTTGATATACTGTAGTAGGAAATAATAAATGTTCAACAAACTTTGTAATCATGTCCCTATTTATATGTAAAAAAGGGCGACACTAGGCCGCCCTTTCGTTAGTGATTATATTACTTACTAGGAGAGATTAGTCGTTGACTAATTTGCTAAAGTAATTCATAGTATCATCTTCATCCGTGCTAGGGGAAGCAACGTCTGGAGTTGGTATACTTTCATGCTTTAGGTCTTCACTAACTTCTTCAACAGCAGCACTTACAGGTGGGATATCTACTTGTTCTGCCGTCTCAGATTTTCCTGTGCCATAAACAGTTTTCTCAAATTTGCTTTTCAGCTCATCATATGATTTAAAGTTTGTAGTAGCAGAAAATTCTTTTAAAGGTCTTTGCATTTTCCAAACCTTCTCAATATCTTCGTCTGTCTCTTTTAGTTTAGAGATAGTCTCAAATTCAGATTTGTCATAATTCCAATAACCATCAACTTTTCTGATTTTTAATTTAAAGTTTGCACCTTCCCAAAAATCAAATGGGTTGATTGCCTTTTCATCTTCAAATTCAGGTTTCATTGCTTCAGTAATCTTATCAAAGATTTTCTTACCAAACTTGTATAGCTTAACTTGACCTTCGTTTTCAGGATGTTTAGGGTCTGAAACAACTAAAATGTTCGTAAAGTAAGATAACTTTCTTTTACGTTTTCTAGCAATTTCTTTATCAGCGTCACTACCAGAGTTCCACAACTTCGTGTTCTCCTCTGAAACTGGATCTTTTTGACCTAGTGTAGTTAAACTGTTCTCAATATACCAACCACCTGGTCCTTGAAAAGCATGTGACCATACTCTTGCCCAAGGTAATTCTTCACCTTCAACGGCAGGTAAAAATCTGATAACGGCAAAACCATTACCAGTTTTATCAAGTTCTGGTTTCCAGAACCTTTCGTCTCCTGATGAATTTTGATTTGTAGTTGGAGTTGCAACTTTTTCTAACTCTTTGGTTAGTTTGTCAAAGTTGCCACGACTTCTTTTTAGATTTGCGAATGACATATATTTTCCTTTTGTTGTATTCGTTGTGTTTGTATTGTCTGTATTAACGACATTATTATTTATACAAGTTATCTCATGCTACGAGGGATTTATTGGTTTACCCCCAAGCTTCCGGGAAGAGTCCAATCTGTTTTACAGGTGGTCCCTACTTACAACTAGATAGAGTGTCTTCAGGCATTCGCCCATAACCCTCTCTACCCATGCCTTACAACCTCTTAATTGTTGTTCAGCCAGTAGCAGCAATAAAGTTGCAACTATATTGCCTTTATAAGATATCTCTATTATATCATAAAACTTGCTCATTGTCAAGCTCTAATATAAATTTTTTTTTAAAATATTCTATGTTCATATATCTAACGTTAGGCACGGATTCCCACTCTGGAATCTCTTGGTATCCTTCTCCTTGTACCTTGATGAAGTCTGTATCTGGAAATCTCATCATTGCCTTCGCTTTTTGTATAACCCAATTCTCTGGTATCAATGCACTTTCCTCAGCAGAAACGTAACCTTGTGTACCTTTGTATAGATTGTTGACCTTATCTGTCTGACTATACATATCCATGCCTAGTAAATAACAATGTTTTGGTTGTTCTACTTTACATGCAATATACATAGCACTAGCGCCAGAGCACCAACCCATATCCTTAGGTTCGCCATCAACATCTACCATTAATTCTTTCAACTGCGACACGTTGTCACCTCCGTTTAACCATGTACAATAAACGTTTTCGTAACCATCGCCTTTCCATCTTTCTGTAATTCTATTTTGATGTATGGCACTTTGACCATGTATAACAAAACTATCTGACTTCTCACCATGTTCTCTTATCTTAGCATTTTCCATTTTACCTACAAATGCTTCTTTCATCATATCATAGTGTTCAACAGGCATACTGTCCCAATCTCTAAACCAAACGTTGTGTTTATGTGCATAACCTGACCTGTATATTTCATGTTCTAACATAGGGTCAACTGCAATCAAACCATCTAGGTCATAATCTCTATACATGCCATTACAACCCCATACTTTACCTTGCCGTTGTAAATTATGTACTGATATGCCATAACGACTTTCGCCATTACCTAATACAAATAAGTTAATTGTAGGTTCTGTCATGTTAAAAATGCCTTCATAAGACCTGTGAATAATAATGTTGCAAGAGCACCGTTTAACATAATCAATGCACGGTCATGCCATAGTATACCTACCCATAACCAACCAATCGTGCCTACTAAACTAAACCATAAGTCATACATTGCCATACCACCTGCAGCTCTACTAGATACTGCTAATAATATCAATACACTTGATACCCATTTAACATACCAAGATAAATCATACTTAGGTGTTATTTTTTTAAATACTCTTGTTGAGTTCAATTCTTTTATTTTATCGTTTAGTTTCTTATCGTATGTCATATTTCTAATAAATCCGTATTTTCATATTTACCAAATGTGCCTCTCGTAAAGAAATTTGCACCTATTAATATTCTAGGTTCTTCGTTTTCATTTGATGTTGAATAATGATTTAACCAACCTGGAAAAATTACTAAGTCGCCTGTTTTTACATCTATCTTCCATGATTTAGAATTAAATACATTGTGTTCTTCTAACTCAAAAGCAAAATCAAAATTAGGAAATAAAGTATTTCTTTCTGAATTAATTACTAGTTGACCACTTTCTGCATTTACATAATATACAGCACTTAATAATGTATTAGGATGTGAATGATTATGATGTTTACAATTTTTCTCGTTTATTGTTGCCCAACTTTGCGTCATATAAAACTCATTTTTTATTTTTAAATCACTTTTTACAAAGTTTTGTGTCATGTTTTCTATAAATGTTTTTGGTCTACCTAGTTCTGGTGTGTCTAGTAATTTATGATTTTCTGTTACTAATACACCTTCTGATTGACCTCTAGGTTTGTCATATTGTGAGTTCATTATAACATCTTTTTCTGCTTTTGTCAAGCGAAAATCTGTACCTACAATACATATAGGTGAGGATAAAAAATTTATTAATGAAAAATCTCTTACTTCAACTTTGATATCTAACATTTGTATATACTTTTAATAGTTCAGGAAACTTATCACCATGATAAACATACTGTACTTCATTATGTTGTTTTATACATTCTAAAAACATACTTGTAACACCTTTACGTTGATTTGTTCTACCAGAATAATTAGGTGTTCCTTTGTATATGTTGTTTATATATTTGGTGTCTGCCTTATCAAAGTCAAATCCATACATGTTCACAACACCACCAAAAGACTTTGCTCTTTTACTTGCATATGTAAGTGCCGCTGAACCACAATCTGTAAATTCATTTGTACCTAATATATCTTTCCATAATGACATTGTACCATATGCCTCATTATAATGACCTTGACCAAACCATCTAGTTTGTATAATTACTTTTCTATCTTTCCAACATTCACTATCAAGTATTTCATGTTGAATAGGTTTATCTTTATTAAATAGATAGTCTGTATAGTAATCTCTATAAATGGCATTACAACCATAGGTCGTGCCATCTAGTTCATTAACATTTAATTCTTTTCTACTCTCACCGTTTCCAATAACATTATGTATCATAACTTACTTCTTTTAAACATTATATCATGTCTCCACATAAAAGTCAACAGCAAATATAGTGGATATAATAATGGTATGTTTATTGTTCTCTTTCCTCTTACTAGTATCATATGTCCTATCCATGGATATCCGTGTTTATACGAAAACCCAACGCAACCTTCAATCACTTAACATCTTCCTTAATTCTAGTTTCATCTTTGTTGGATTAAACTTTATGAAAGGTTGATACTTCTTCATTCTTCTTTTAATTGTAGGATATACATAAGTCTCATCTATATCTCTATCAAACTGTCTTGTATAGTTTAGCATTGTTTCCAATATACATAAAGTTTCTAATGTAATCTTTTTTGCCAAATACATTTTAATTAACGGTGGGTGTTGACCACGATAACATTTAAATATCTTATCAAAGTTACCATCAGTTTTCTTCAATAGTTTTTCCATATCTAACTTAAAGTAATATGTTAAACCATCTATTCTTTTTCGCCACTCTAAATAATTATCTTCGCTAAAATCTTTGATATAATCTGTTTTGTTGCCTATGAAGTTAGCAACAAAATAATCAACAATATCATTGCCATACTTTCTGGCTGCCTTGACAAAGAAATATCTGTCATTACGTTTAATAAATGTTTCATACTTTGCTTTCGTTTCTCCTCCATACTTAAAAAAATCAAACTCATCTTTTGAAAAATGTAACTTGATTGCTAAGTATTTTTTATATATGTTGTATCCGTCTCTCATTTCATATTTAACTTTATGTTACCTGCAACTGTAATTGTTTCTTCGTCATTACTTCTTACAAAATGTTCTAAGTAACTAGGAAAGATAATGATTTGACCTTCTTTACATTTAGGTTCATGTTGATGATTGAATATACATTCCATTTTATCATCTTTATCATATCCATATTTTTCTAATAACAGTTGTTGTATTGGGTGTACAAATACAGTTTTACTTTCAGTTACCTGTTCATAGATAATAAAAGAAAAACTATGTTTTACATGTGCATGTTTCTCCTGAAAGTCACCTGGTTTATATTTGTTTCTCCACATCTGTGTTAATGATATTTCAAATGGGTCTGTTATAAACTCATTTAAATTTTTTACTATAGTGTTTAGTAAATACTTTACTTCTTCTTGTTTAAGTGTATTGGTTTCTCCATGTGATGATATTGTATTGGATTCCCATTGTGCCTTAAAACTTTCAGATAATAAATTAACTTTACTTAAATCAATATCATCAATAAAGATAGGTGTTGAAAAAATATTATACACTAATAGTTGCTAACATAGTTTGTGGGTCAGAGTTAACATATGGGTCAGCGTCTGCTGATTGATGATTGTATCCTGGTTCTTGGTAAAATCTAGTTACCATACCATCTTCTACAAGAGCAGAATATCTCCAACTTCTCATACCAAAACCTTGTGCCGGTTTACTTACTAACATACCCATGTTGCTTGTAAAAGTACCACAACCGTCTGGTATCATTTTTACTTTTTTAATACCTAGGTCTCTTGCCCAAGCATTCATTACAAAAGCGTCATTTACTGATACACAATAAACTTCATCTATTCT